TATAGTTCCTTTAGTTGGTACTACAATTAAGTTTGCCTGGTTAGTTATTAATTCTTCTTTGATTAATATACCACCTACATGATTTTTTTCTTTAATGCCATCTGCAGATTTTATTTCAATAGGAATACCAGCTGATACAAAGAATTCAAATGTAGGAAACTCTGTAGCTTCAGCATTGAATAACTTTTTTCTATATTCTTTCCATGCTGCTGCATAAGCTCTAGCTTCAGCTTCTTGTTCAGATCTATATCTTGGGTTACCATTTCTATATGTTAAAGAAGTGGTACGCATTGTTTGGAATATAACATCTTTAAGATTATCACCTAAGTTTTCTCCAACTTTACCAATTATCTTTCCTTCCTTGTTCACATAGAATAAACCATCTTTGTTTTGTTCTACAAACACTTGAGCAACAAATCCATTATCTATACTATTAACATCCTCTATAGAATCAACACTATCTGTTAATTCTTTTCCATAAGACATCTGAACTAAACCATTAAGGTTTAATCCAGCCACTTGTTTAGGTGTTACTAGGATAGCTCTTATATTAGATCTATTAGGAAACTCACCAACGTTGTTTAAGAACACTCTAGAGTTCTTAATATGCTGTGCTGATTTTGTAGCATCTTCTGTTCCTTCAGATTCTGTTGTACTAGAAAGAAACAATGCCTCAGCATCAATAAGTTTTCCTTCTTTAAAAGGTTCTGTTGGAATGTTGTTACTAGTTGCTATGGTTCCTGAATCATGTTCTAATTCAGTTTGTTCTTTAATTATTTGTTCTTTATTCTGAACAAGTTGTTTTTGTTGTGCTATCTGTTTTTCTTTTTTTGCAATAAGATCTCCAGCTTGTTTATTGAATTCTTTTTCAATAGCATCAATAAGTTTCTGATTGTCTAGATCATTGATAAAGGCTCTCTTGTTAAAAATATTATCAACACCAGCTATTTCTAATTCTTCTTTGTAATCAGCAAATTCTTCTTTATCTAATACAGTGTCAATAGCCTTATCTAAAATATCACCCATTTCTTCAGAAGTATTATCTTCATCTGAAATGTTATATTCTTTAAATTCGCTTGGTGTAAGAAATTTAACTTGACCATTAGGAAGTCTCACCTCAAACTCACCGCCTAATGTTTGAGAAAGCACAGTAATCTTTGGAGCAAGTTGTAATGTAGTTCCTTCTTTTCTTAAAGGTTCTGCTAAAGAATACTCCTTATTAACTTCTAACTCTTTCTCTGTGATTAAAGGTTTTCTTTTCCCTTTAATTTTCTCTTGTTGCTCCACCTTAACATCAAGCTCTTCTGATTCTCCAAATTCAAATTCTGGATTATATTCATAATTTAATGGGTTCTTTGTTATATCAGCATGCTCTTGTAAGAATAGTTTTCTACGTAAAGATAATTCAATAACATCTGATAGATCTGCTTTAAGTTGATCTTTCAAGTCAGAGCGTATGTCAAGCTCATTAATTTGTTTTAATGCTGCATCTGTAGCTTCTCTACTAGGTTTATTGTTTAATATAATACTTTGTAATACATCCATTGTATTAACACCAGCAGCTATAAGTGATGCATTGACTGCTGGTATACGAAGATCATAATCTGTAATTTTACTGGCTGAATAAACCATTTTATCAATTACATGTGGAGAATATTTTCTTAATTGTTTCCCATCAGGAGACACTATAGGATTATCTTTTTCATCTTTTAGTATAGCACCACTATACATTAAGTCAGTTGCTTTGTATATTTGTTCTATGTTCTTAGACATAGTTTCAAAACTATCAAGTCTTTTTTGATATGATTCTCTTGTATCATTTATATTAGCAAGTCCTTGTTCTTTTAATGATGCAAGTCCTTCTTCTGTTATACTATATTGTCTTAAGTCAGCAATATCATCTTTTACCATATCCATTCTACCATACTTAATACGTGCAGATAAATAGTTTATAGCCATGTCTGATCTTAAATCAATAGCTTCTAATTTATCACCACTAAGTACAGCATCTTGTTGTTGTTCTTGAAGTTTAATACCTCTGTTAGCTGAATCTAATTTATCTTTAAATGCATCTCTAAATGTTGGTGCATCATTAAGTAAATTTAAAAAGTTAGCAGTTCCTGTTTTAGCTTGTTTCTTTGTAGCATAAGTTGATCTTGCTTGCATAACTCCTCCAGTGAATGCACCTATTATACCACCTTCAGCACCTGCTTTAGAAGTTAAAGCTCCAACATCTTCTCCTTTTTCATCTGTTCCAACAAATCCATAAACAAATCCATCAGTCCACATATTTGCAGCACCTGTCTCTCTAGATTTTTTATAATAGTTTTGTGTTCCTACTTGTAAAGCATATTGTCCTAATTCTTGACCACCTTCTTTAGGATCAAAAACATATCTACTTACTCCTGCAGCTCTGTTATATAATTTACCAAACTTAGTTGTAGCTTCTTTACCTATATATTTTCCTTTGTCAAGAAGGACATCATCTGCTTTCCCTAATAAACTATTTGAAGCTTGTCTCTCAGCAGCGTATGAACTTCCTAATAACTTAGGAAGCTGTACATATTCTGTTATAGATAACAAAGCCATGTTACCTAAGAAAGAAACTCTTCCTACATCAGCAACTTCATTATCAATATCTGATAAATCTTTTCCTGTAGGAGCAACTCCTCCATGTGTATTTTTATAGTTGTTAATTAAATTAGTTCTATGTTCATTAGAAGTTTGTAATGCTTCAAATGTAGCTTCACCTCCTGATGAATAAGCAGCTATTGCTGTTCTTCTTGCAGCATCACTAAAATTATTAAATTGATTTGTTATCTTAGCAATTTTTGCTATTTGTGAAGATTGGTCTACTACATCTGCAATAGATGTTATACCTTTTTTTAATACTTCAGAAGCTTCAATATTTTTAGCTTTAGAAAAAGCTCTTGCTGTATTTTTTAATAATGGAGCAAATGCTTTGAACACTTGAGAAGATTCCATAGCAACAGCTCTAGCCATAGCTGATTCCCCTATGACAGCACCAGCTGCACCTAAAACTCCATTAGCTATGTTACCAGAATAAACTGCTCCTACAGCAAATCCAGCATTCTTAATAACTTTATCAAATAAGAAATTAGTAGTCATCCAGTTATCTCTATCATACCAATCTGCATTTGTTTCTTTTTCAGAATAGTAATTAGGTAGATACTCTTGATCAACTTTGTTATTCCATTTATCTAACCCTTGCATAATCTCATTATCCCATATACTAGATAGTTTATGTTCTGAACCAAACAAAGATTTACCTATACCATATAACATACCAAACCCACCAAGTACTGTTGTACCTGCTAGATTAGTTCCTTTAAGTACACCATTCCTAGCTTTCTCCCAACCAGATTGACCATAAGATGCAAAGTCTTCATAGTTCTCTATAGTAGGATTAAAGAAATCATATCTTTTATTAGCTACTAATTGAGCATCCGTAACCCTAACACCTTTACCTTTTTGTCTAGAATTTGCTTGAGCTTGTCCTAATATGTCATAAATATCTTTTTCAGTATGATCAGAAGTTCCTCCACCAAACCCTGATAAAAGATCTGGCATAGGTTGTGGTCTTACTTCTTGTACATTTAAATCAAATCCAGGAAACTTTGTACTTTCAATTATAGGTTGAAGATTTTTATCAAAATCTGGCATAGGTTTATTATTTAAGGTTTAGTATTTCTTTTTTAATCTTTGAACCAACTTTAGGATTATTTAAGAATAATTGCTTTATCTGATTATCTGTATTTCCTTGTATAACTTTTGCAGCTTCATCAGCACTCATTTTATATCCTTCTAATTGCATGTAATACCAACCTGATGGAAGTTTAATATTATAGTTAATATAATTCAGTGAGTGATTACTTTCATCCCATTCAAGATCAGCTGTTACATTTAAGTTTTTAACATTTGTAAAATCTTCTGGTTGAAAATATCCTTTATGAGGAATATGTTTATAATTTGTTGTACCGTTGAATCTTTCTTGTAATGATATTACATCAGCTTCTACAGGAGAAGGTTCATTTTCATTTTTAGGTAGAAAAGGTATTTCTTCATTTGTTACTGGTACAACAATTTCTTCAGTACCTTTCATCATAACAATATATTGTTTCTTACCTTGTTTAAGTCTTTTATACTGTATATCATCTTTACCTTCTCCAGCTAACCAGCTTCTTGCTATATTAACTTTATCAGAACTTAAAGTTTCTCCACCTCCTTTTTGACCTCCTAGTGTTGTTCCAAATCTCATAAGAACACTCCCAACTAGTCCTTCCATGTTATCTCTAGAAGTAGCACCTTCTTTATTTGATACATTCATATTATAGACAGCTGGAACATATGATCCATTTTTATCTAACAATAGCTCATTAACTCTGTCATCTAATTTTTTAATATTTTTATAGTTATTATCAACAGCAACACGATATTTATTTAAATTATTTGCTGCTGTGATATCATGTTTTGAAATACTATCTAGAATTCTTTCTTTTGCTGTTAATGGTTTATTAGGAACATTTAAACCATAAGTTGCACTCATAGGCTTAGTTTTTTTCGTATACTCAACTAATTCCTCTTTTGTGAAAGAGTACACTTTACCATTAATATTATACTTTAAAGCAGGGAGTACATTAACATCAGCTTTAAATTTAGCATTAGCTATTTTAGCTTCATCAGAACTATATACTTCTTTTTTAGTTAAAGCAATTGCTTCTAAAATATTTTCAGATTCTGTTGTATTCTTTTTCCAGTTTTGAGCTTCACCTTGCCATCTACTATCAATAGCAGTTTTATCCCCTCTTCTATATGCTTCAAATCTTTTCTGTGCTGTATCAAAATTAACATTGTTTGCTTTTGCATATTTAGATATAATAGAATTAGCAGCAGCGTCAGACTCTACAGCATCATTATTCATAGCTGTTAATGGATCTTTTATATTTGTAGCTTTACCACCATATACAACAGCACCACTTTGACTTCCTGTAGTTTTAAGCACTAACTCTTTAAGCTTTAAATCATAATCTCTATCTGAATTTTCTAAAGTTTTTATATCTCTCCATTGATTAAATTTTTCAGCTTTAACAGATAAATCATATTTAGCTACGTCTAAACGATAATTCTTTTCTTTGTACTCAGCATTTAATATAGGATTATCTAAAACTTGTAATTTATTACTTTCCCAAGAATAAGCATGTGCAAATTCTTGTATAGCTCCATTTTTATAAATATTAGATTTAGCTTCATCAGGATTACTAATTGCCAATTCAAGATCTTCATCTAACTCTACCTTAGCATTTTCTTTAGCTTTTTTATAATACTCAATTGATGCTAATGCTTGTTTCTTTACTTCAGGATCAGCATTGCTCATATTAGCTAATCCTTCAAAATGTTTTATATAACCATCATATCCTTTAACTGCACTTTCATATTTTTTTGCAGAGTATTGATTTAGTTGTTCTGGACCAGCACTTTGAAATTGATATCTACCATTTATAGATAATTGATTTAAATCATCAGGAGTTAAACTAGAACGTAAAGCATCTGCTATCTGTTGTTCAGATACTGTTTCTTTACTTATTCTACTCATTGCTGCAGCAGTTTGTTTATAGTTAATAGTGCCATCATTATTTTTAACATATGGCATATCTTCTTCTGTTATACTAGGATGTAAAGTTTTAAAAACTTCTAACCATTTTTTATTTACATCCGTATATTGAGTATATCTTCCATTAAATTTTTCACCAGCTACAGTAGAGTTTAAATACTTATCAGCTTTTTGTGAAAAATCCCATTGATTAGCTTGTGAAGACTTTCCTTCTGATATGGCTTTTTCCATTTCAGCTTGTTGCTTTCTTAACCATGCTGTAGAACTAACTGCATTAACAACGTTTTTATCTTTGGTAATTTGTTTAGTCATACCAGAAACAGAGTTGACCAACTGAAAATTAGAAAAATCTCCAGCAGCCACCAGTTTTAAGTTATTACCTAATGAGTTAAGTTTAGATTGTAAGTATTTTTTATCTACTTCATTGGCAACATCTAGTCCTGCAACATTGTCAATGCTTGTTTGTATCTTTTGTACTCCCTCTTCATACTGTTGCTGTTTAGCCATACCAACCTTTACCATTGCTTCCACTGGTAATTGTTGAACATAAGGATTGAAAGTTGGTATTTTGTCTGCCCAGCTGCTCATGATTGTAAATTTTTATATTTAAAAATAAATCCACCTGAAGATTTTGATAGATTCGACAAGTTGTTTCGTATAGCAGCAGGTTTCACACCTGTTAGTTCTGCAGCTTCAGTTGAAAAGTTACATGTATATAATAATTTATTATCTTTATACACTTCTATTTCATAAATTTTTCCAAATTTTGATAACATAGTATTCAACTTTCTTTGTTTAGAGCAATGCTGACCTATTCTATTATTAGAAACAATTCTTTGTAAGTTCTTTATTCTTTCCATATTATCTGGTTGCAAACTTCTCTTACTTATTTTTTCCAAAGATTCTTGTGTATGCTTAAACGCTTTGTTTTCACCGCCTATTCTTAGATTATATCCTGTCTCAGTATTAGTAGAATCATATAATTTTATATAAAACATCTCTAAACAGTTTAACTGTTCAGGTAATTCTATATTATCAACTAACACTTTATTGGTAAAATTATTTTTACCATACTGTTTGATAGCTTGTTTTAGATATACACCACTGCCTATATATCTAGTATCTTTTGACATAGTCTGTCCTATGTAAATTTTACCATTTATATTATTTGTGGTTATGTAAATCTTTCCTGCCCATGAAGCCATAGTCTGTTATTTTAATACATATAAATATGTAGATTAGCAAATTTAATTTAAATTATTATACTATCAAAATTTAATAACATTTTGTAGTAATTTTTTATAATGAGTTTAGTTATATATTCTTATAAGATTTTACGATAGAACCGTTTCTTTTAGCAATGCTTTCTCCAGCTAATGAAGGTTTCTTTTTCTTTTCTTCAGCAGCTTCTCTCTTAGCTAATGCTTTTTTATAAGCTGACATAGCATCAAGTTCTTCAGCAGAAGCTCCTTTATAATCTGTATCCCACTGCGCTAAAGGATTCATATTCTGTGCTCTGAAGTTAGGACCAAATCTATAGTTGTACATATTCTCATATGTTTTCAACTCTCTGTTCTCTAATTTATTCTTAGCATACTTGTCAGATATAGAATTCAAAGCAGCTTGTGTTGTAGCTTTTGTATTAGCTAATGCTTCTGTTTGTCTTTCATATTGCTTATCAAATATACCTAGGTTAGTAAGCTTAGCTTGATTAAGCATGTTTCTATTCTCACCATACACTTTATCTTTCATACCTTGATTAGCTCTGAACTGATCAGCTAATACAGATTGATTAGCTTGATACTTCTG